TCGCCTTGGCTTTTGCCTGCGTTATAGATTGCTCTTTCAACCGTAGTTGGGTCATTTGCATAAGCCCAAACTTTTTGCCATTTAGCTAAATCAAGTGCGCCATCTTGTTTTAGAAACTTAGCAAAGAAGTTATCTTGGTCTAAAGAATCCTTTAAAAAGTCATCTGGTTTTGCACTTACTTCATAATTAATTTTGTTATCGCCTTCCCCAAATTGTACAATTCTGTTCGTCTCGAAATTTTTGTACTCAGGAGTTGATTTCAAATAATCATGAAATACTTCCAATTGCTTTTGACTCTCTAACTGTTGAGCTTGCATTTGTTGTTTAAACAATTCAAATTCATCGTTTACTCTTGGCTTTACTTGATATTGTGCTTGTTCTTGCTTCAACCCATCTCGGATTTTTTGAGCTTCAAGCTTCATCAGTAATTGCCCAGCACGATTATCTGAATCTTCTAAATCAGTAATGCTGAACTCTTTTTCTAATTTCATTTTAAAAATCAAATCTTTCTCATCAGGTTGAAGAGTTGGATATTGATTTTCCACTTGCATGCGAATTAATTCAGCGTCAGATATTGCATCATAATCCGTATGCGTCGCAACCAAAAATTCTTCTAATGCATCATTTTTGTAAGCTTGATAAAGCTTTTGAAAATAAGCATCATCTTTAACTCCAAGCTTTTCAAATGGGTCAAATTCAACAGGTTGTTCCTGATTTAATTGAGCCAATTTTTCCTGAAGTGATACTTGTTCTTGATTTGTAACACTTTGAGAATCAGCTTGTTGGTTTTGCGTAGCTTGTTGAGCAACTTCTTGCTCTTGAGCCGTATTCGCATATTGTTCATTTTGTTGGTAATCAAATTCTGTTTGATTTGCACGATACATTTCTTTGTCCGTGTTCATTGATTTGATTTGCCACCCTGTGAACTCTTCTTGCGGTTGTTGTTGAGTTTGAACTTGCTCTTGTTGAATTGGTTGTTCTACAGGCGCTTGCTGAACAGGTTGTTCTTGCATTTGCTGAACAGGTTGTTCTTGAGGCTGTTGAACTTGTTGTTCAACTTGAGTTTGTTCTACTGCTTGTTGTGTTTCTGACATAATTTAAAGTTGTTGTTGATAATATAATACGTTATTGTTGAGAACCCATTAATTGCATAATTAAATTATCTCTTTCTGCCTGTGGATTTACCTGTTGATTTTCTTCTTCTAGCATTTGCTCTTGAGGCATTTCCATTGTTTCTTCTTCTAATCCTTGAGGCATTTGTTCTTGTTGTTGTGCCATTGCTTGCTCTTGCATCATTTGTTCTTCTGGGTTTATTTGTTCTTCTGGCATTTGTTGTTCCATACCTTCTTCTTGGTATTGTGACATAGGCTGAGTAAAATCTATTGCAGAAATATTTAATCCCAATTCTTTACCTCCAGCTGTTTCTGGTGCAACCCTTGATTCTAGGTTAGCTTTAATATCTATTTGAGGAACGCCATCTTGTTTATCGTCTTTTATTAATTTAGCTTTATTATCTCTAACATTGCTATCTTGTCTTTCTACCGCTTGTACATAAGATGACTCTACTCTACCACTTGCAGCAATTCTTTCTCTTTCTAGTTCAAATTGACCACGTAATTCAATTAACTTGCTTTCCATTTCAGCTTTAACTTTTTCCAACTCTGACTTCATTTGGTATTCAACTTGAAGTGTTTGTTGTTTAGCTTGTTCAGCAGCCATAGCAGATTGTTGCTGAATTTGACCGTTTTGTTGCTGCATTTGTAAAGCTTCTTGCTGTTTCTTTTCCATGTTTTTACGAACTTTATAAGCAAGGAACATTTCAGCTTGTTTAATATTTTGAATATTATTTAAACGGATTACATCGCTAATATCTACTTGACCTTGTTGTAATGCTACTTTAATTAACTCATCTAATCTTGTTTTTTCTTCTGCAGTAGGTTTATCTACAATGTCAATACCAAATGTATATTTTGTAATGTCTGGAGATATTTTAAGCATTTCTACAGTTCCATTACCTAATGAGTCTGCGTACGCTTGCGTATCACCACTTTTAATTATATCTTGAACTCTAATAATAATAGACTCGGATAATGCTTGCGCTAAGTATCTATCTGAATAATTAATATCACTTAGTGCATTGTTAGTTCCTGATGCTGCTAAATTAGCAACCGTTGTCAATAACTTAGGGTTAGGGGAAGAAGCATCTGTCAATTCATTTAACCCAAGTGTTTGACGTATCATGTCAAGGTTTTGGTTAATTAAATTCCAATACTCTGCAATAGCACCACCTGTTCCACCTTGTAACTCTTGTATAGCAGGAGGAACTTGTCTTCCATCAAAAGATACAGAACGGCTAACTAATACACCTCTTTGTAAATACAAATCAATAATATCGGAAGGTTTCATTGCTTGCCCACCACCAGATAAACTAACTTCTTCTAATGCTGCAAGGTTAATATTAAAACCTTTAGGTACTGAAGTATTTAATTCATGTTGTAATCTATAATATGCTAATTGAATTGCATCAGCGTATGGGATAATTGCTTCCATACGACTGAATGTTTTCATGTCATAAAAATCAACTGCACTAATACTATAACTTGATTTAGCACGCGCCATATTAATAGGGTCGCGTTTAATATCATATTGTTTGCCATAATCAAAACAAATATCTGTTCCTATAACCCATTTTACTCGGTAAACACCTTGTACTTGTTTTCTTTTGTATTTATCTTTTTTGTTATTGTAATCTTCATATCCAGCTTTACCAAAAACAACATTACCTCTTCTATCAACTCTTTCTTCTCTAACTAATTCATCAGTTGATATAATTTCTAAATCTAATACTTCTACTTTACCTCTATTCCAAAAGTCAGAATAGCTACCATAGTAAGCATTACCTACTGGCATTGAAGGTCTAAATTGATTTGTAGAAGCAAGTTTGTATATCAACTTAATATCATCTTCAGTTAATTCACCGTCAGACATTTGAATAAGCTGAGCTACTGGAACTTCCATTATTTCCCCTACATATCTTAAGTCTCTAAAGTCAGGATAAGTACAATAGCTTAAAATTAATCTTCTTGGGTCAACTCTTCTAAATCCTACTAAATCTCCGTCTCTATAATCTTTAAATGCAGCAACACCATAGTCAAACAAATCTTGAAGCTCTTGTCTTCTTTGACCATTGTAATCATTTTGAGTAAATGTTAATTGAACTGCTTGTTCAGCTTCCATAGCTGTTTTATGACGCAATCCTATTTCGTATATTTGAATGCTATCTAAATCTTCTGGTTCTCCTTCTCCAGCAGCAATTTGTGGAGGCATTACAGCATTTTCTTGACCTTGTTGTAATTGTTCAAATGATTTTCTCATTTGAGCTTTCATTTTCATTTGCTGAATTTGATCTTCTAGTTCTGTAGAAGCCAAAGGGTCAATAGGATTGATTGTAATTTCGTAATCTGTTTTTTCTAATAAACCAAGTGCTACCCTTCTAAATTTTGGAACAATAGGCAATACTGACCAGTCAACTACTAATGTATTGTTGGTAGGATCTTGGTCTGGCAATAAAATGCGTTTATATCTGTCAATTGTTTGTTGACCACGAGCATAGGTTTTAACCCATTCGTATTTATCACGGCTTCTCCAACCAATTGAGCCAAATGGGGTATCCCCATAAGCAGAATACGCAGCTCTTGCATATTGTAATAAAAAAGGCTTTTCTACCTTTAACTTAGGATTGATATTTTCATCAGGGAAATTAACCCCTACACTTGATACTAGTTCTGCCATCTCAGCAATTTAGTTTATTTATATTGAATATAATACGTTAAGAATACTTCCCAAATAGACCACCTGTTCGTTTACCTCTCATAAATTTAAAATAATCTTCTATTGGGACTTGTTTGGTTTCTTTATGTTTAGGGTTATATTGTGGGTTATATGTCATCATTAACGCATAACCCATAGCCATAGCAGCGTCAAATTCAGTTGTATCATTAGGGCTAAACCTTAACCAATCGTCTATAAGCTCTACAAACCATACATTATCAATTTTTGTAGATATATATTGGTCAGTTAATTCTGCTATATATACGTTATTTGTAAGCGTTGCCGCAATACCTGGCTTATCTTTCCCAGGAGGAGTAAAGCATAAATCTTTATAACCTCTTGATTCAAAGTAATGTAGAATACCTGGCTTCTGTGTCTCTATTAGTGCTTGACAACCAAAGTAAGTTAATGCCATAAGGCAATCTTCATAAAATACTTCTGGTGTCGGTCTGGCTAAATACAAACAAACAGGCGCTCCATCATAAGCAGTAGGCTTAATTGGGTTTCCTTTCTTTATAATACATAATGAACCATTAGACATCCTTGATTGATGCTCTTTAGTTACATTAACATGGTCATAAGGGTCAATACCTGCACAATACATATGTTTGTTTCTAGCATATACAAAATCCCCTTTTCTTTCCACATTATTAGAAAAGTCAGGAAACTCCAATACTTGGAATCTACCATTAGGGTTTTCCACAAAAGTAACATTAGAGTCTTTCTTCATATCTTCCCATTGGAAGTTACCTCTTAATATCTTTGGCTTTGTCCATTTAAGTAAATCATACCTGTCATTAAGTATAATAGGGTTAAATACACATTTAGAGGCATCAGTTTGAAATGCTTCTTTTTCATCTAATGGTTCTTTTCTTTTAGCAGAAGATAATGCCCTTGGGTCATTACGCAATGCTTCTCTTTCCTCTAATATATCTTGTAATGCTAACTTTTCATTAGCAAACCCAAACTTATCTATATGACGTGTTTTTTGAGCAGGAGTAAAAAACTTATACATACCTGTAGGTGTTCTCCTACCTTCTTTAGTAACTTGGTCCGAACCTTGCCACATTTCAAAGTATGCTTTACCCCCAGCTTCCATTTCTTCTACCGTAGATGTATGGAGTGC